GCCTGAAGGGGCTGATTCAAAGGAAAAACAGCCAGATACTTGATACATTCTTGACGCAAAGCCATTGGCAATATAAAAGTCACCCGACCCGTTAAACCAAGAATTTGAAGTTAATACAAGTAAATTATCTGCGGCTCTTTGCCAAAGCGCACCAGAACTGCCAAGTTGCAGTGCTCTTGATCCACTATCCCATGTGGCTTTAGGATAAATATTTATACCTGCATTGCCACGATTATCAATAGTCATCCGTAGAGTATTGCCACCCGTAAAAAAGCGCAAGTCGGCAGAATCTAGGGCTTGACCGCCAGAGCCAATACCAGCACCATCAGTTGATGTTCCTGCGGTAAATAAAATCTTTGCGCCATCATTTGCCGATGTGCCACCATTCTTCAATCGCAATGTGGTGACAATGCCAGAGCCGTTTGTCGTGCTTCCAATGGCATCAATTTTAAAACTAGGTGATGTTTGGTTTACACCCAAGTTACCGCTTGCATCAAGGGTCATTGCTTGGGTGAAGGAGATGGCGTTACCTGCTGTGCCGGAGGGGGCGTTATACCAAGACATAACGCCATTAACACTTGAAAAGCGTGTTGCAGCGCCGTTAGCAATGTATCTGTCAGCACCGCTGTTGTAAACAATGTTTACATCTTGGTACGATATAGGGCCAGAAAAAGTAAATTGACTGGCATTATTGAAAAACAAAACGCCACTAGCTGTGGAAGCACTAGGCGTAACACCCAATCCCAAGTTACCGCTTGGGTCAATAATTAAACGAGCAGCATTGGCAGTAATGTCATATACATACCAATTGCCGTTTTGTCCTGAAGTGCTACCACCAACGGCAACTTGATACTCCCTGCCAGAAGCGCCCGTGTTAATAAGTCGAATGCCGCTGTATCCGTCTGCGGCTGAAGTGGTGGCAACATACCCAATAACCGCCGCTGATGCTGACCCAGAAGATGTAAGCTGTTGCCCGTTATAAGTCAACGCACTGCCCGTAGTCAGCACCTTGGAGCCATTGAGATAGGCCACACCATTGGCTGTGCCGCCTGACAGAATTGGGTTGGCTGTTAGCGAGATAATGCCCGTGCTATTGGCAATCGATGCGGCAGAAGTGCCGTCAAGGGCTTTGATGTTAGTAACCTCAAGGTTTGTCACATCAAGCGTTGTAAACACTGCTGCGCCGCCAGTGTTGCTGATCTTGATGAAGTCTGATCCGTTCCATGCACAAACGGCTGATTCGCCCTTCACAATGGTCACACCTGTGGTTGGGCCTACCCCACGAAGCACAATTGATTGGGTGCTTGAGCTTGCATTGATGACCGTGTAAATCTTTGACTGGGCAGGGGCAGTGATATTTCTGGTAACTGTCCCGCCTGCCGTCCACAGCAAAATAGCCTGTCGTGATGTGTTGGACGCTCCAGTTGTGGTGGTCAGCGTCACATCTGCGTCTGAAGAGAGGGTGGTTGTCCCGGCAATTGCTGAGTCCAGCAATGAGGTGATGCTGTTATTTACCGTGTCACCCCATGTGCCGCTCAGTTCCCCCGTGACGGGGAGAGCCAAACCCAAGAGTGATGTGTATGCTGTAGTCATGTTTAAACCTCAAGTTACGACTTCTTCCCAGGTGACGGTCTGTTCATTTGAAACATTTGACCACCCAGGTGTCTGCGGGTTGCTGATATTTTGCCACGAAGGGGTCTGCGTGTCATCTATAGGTTTCCAATAGACGGCGATCACATCCCCCGCTGATCCTGTTGCGCTTACGCCGGTAAGAGCTTTTACCCTTTCAGCTACTGACATTGTCCCCACAGAGCCTGATGCGTTTACACCAGACAGGGCTATGGAAACCTCTTTAACGACCGTGCCCACTTCCCCGGTGGCGGTCAATGGACTAAGTGGAACAATGACCTGGGACACTTCACCTTGGGCCGTCACACCTGTAATGCCCACAGATGCAGATGGCTCCACAGTACCCACAGACCCCGTTGCCGCCACGCCCGTCAAAGCTTGACTGCGATCTGGGATTACAGTGCCAACGGAGCCTGTTGCGGCGTTTCCCGTCAGCGCCAAAGATCGCTCTCCAAGCGCCACATTGCCCACAGCGCCAGAGGCTGAATTGCCGGTTATGGCGACATCTTTACTGGAGTCAACCGTTCCAACCAATCCCGCCGCAGAAACACCCGTTAGAGTAACCTCTAGGGTTACCCCTACATTGCCAACAAATCCATTGGCGACATCGCCGTCTTCACCCTCTGTGGTGCTGGGAGCCATCGTCCCAACTGAGCCAACGGATGACACCCCGGTGAGGGCAATCGTGAAGTTGACTGATGTGACGGAACCTACCGCACCTGTGGCGGCAGTTCCTGTGAGGTCAAGAGTACCGCCCCATCCGTTACTCCCCCATGCGCCATCGCCCCACCCGAGAGACATGGCTTACCCCTTATGTGGTAGCCAAGCGCAACAGAGCAGTCGAAGTCGTGTTGGAAGGCATCGTCAGAGTGAAGGTTCCAGCCGTGATCGTCTGGGAACCGAAGGTGTGGACACTGACCGATTTGTTACTCTGCGTAGAGTTGTAAATCAACACTGCATCAAACGCCGTGGACAAAGTCACCGTGGTGTAGGTGATTGAGGCTGATGGAGTCCAATAGCCGACACCCGCCGTAGCAGAACTGTTGCTTGACAACGGGGCTGTTGCGTTCGTTACCGTAACGCCGCCAGCGGAATACCCAGTGCCCGACACCTCGCCAGATGCCGAATATGCCGTGGTGGAGGCATTGATCGTTGACGAAGTCAGGTACAGGGCTGCTTTAAACGTGTCGGCCGTAGTGGCTGCACGGATTGGCGCAGTGCCAAAGTTGTGAGTTGCAGTCAGCACCTCGCCCAAGAACGAAGTGGTCATTGATTGTGTATTTGCCATGGTATTTCCTTATGCAAAAGAAGAAGTTTCGCCGCCGCCAAAGACGGGCATTTTTTTCAGGGTTACATGTGCAGAACGATGTACAAGTTCACCTTCCAGCCAGTACTCAACCCAGGTGGTCAATTCATTGTCATTGTCCACAGTTCCTTCTCGCTTTTCAAGCAAGGAATCATCCATTTCGCCCTTGGTGGTTGTGACTATCAATTTGAACTCCTGATCAATGCTGTGGTTGATGTGTTGGCTGGCATCGTGATTAAGAACGTGGTGACTGACGTTTTGTCAGACCCAAAGTCCAGCACCGCCACCGACTTGTTGCCCTTAGTTTCGTTGTAGATCAAGGCACACCGGGCCGTGATTGACCCAGTCCAGGATACATTGTTGAACCCAACATAGGCCGTGTAGTCAGATGTGCTGACGGTGATCCCAGTCATTGTCTGACCACCCGCCACATAAGTGCCTGTAGCGGCCACTTCATTCACACTGCTGTAAACGGTGGTGTCAGCGTTTAAATTTGCATTGGCCGTGTACAGGGCGATCTTGATCACATCCGTGGTCAAGTCATGGATGCCCTGATAAAGCTGCGCCTTAAAGCTGGTGGTCTGGGTTTGGACAATTGACATTAACTCACCTGAACCCTAACCTGACCATCACGATAAGCATCCTGACGCTGTTTACCGTCACCCAAGTTCTTGAGCAGAGCAATTGATTGGACATACCGATCATTGACCAGCTTGACCATGTCAGGCTCACCCTTCATGTAGGTGTAAGCCTCGCACAGAGTCCCATACAACAGCGCAGAATCAAAGTTATCACCCAACCATGTGGTGGACGCAGTCACGATGGACTCTGGGTAGTAGTAGTAATGCAACTCAGTGCCATAAGTTGCGTTGGGTGTCGGCCCAAGAATGAACGACAACTCGTTCACATTGGATGATTGAGGGCCAAAGATGGCGTAATGCTTGGGCGTACCAGTTGAGGCCGGGTTGGGATACGCATCCCGCATGAAGTTCACATCCTTGTTGAGCAAGTAGATGTAGCTTCCACCGCCATTTGGGTAAACGGCAATTGAATACACAGACAGGAAGTCTTCCGGGCATGACAAATACTTATTGCCCGATGTGATAGTCCCCGTCACATTCTTGCGGAGATTTGCAATCTGGACAGTGTTGTATATACGCTGCTCAGCCTGCTTGATCATTGTGTTCATGTCCGTGGTGTCGAACGTGTTTTCACAATAATCGCTGACAGCGACTACAAGCTGGGCATAAGTCAGTGCCATGGTTATATCAACCCATCGGGCCTCTGGACATCACGCCCTTGGTGGCGGCTCCCGTCCCACGCATCTTGATGCCAGTGGTCTTGGGTTCAGAATATCCACTGCGGTTGATGTTGCCAACCGACATGTTTACATTCACTGCCTCACTCCCGTTTGGCCCTTTGCCAGGGTTACTGGAGATGCTGGCCTTCTTCCCATCCATGGTGTGGGGTTCGGCATAGACGCTGGCATCGCCAACCTCTTTGCCCATTACCTTTTTGCTGTATTTACCCATTATTTGCTCCCAGATTTCTGGTTCATCGCACGGGAAAGGTTCTTTCCGTATTTCTTGCGATCCAAGCTGGTAGGGCCACCCTTCTTCATGCCTTTGGCATGCATGCGGGATTCATGGCCTTTGACCATTTTCTTGGCTTCGGTGTCGGCAATTGCCTTGACTTGTTTCTTGTCCATATCTGCTCCTAAGTTGCGCTAACCGTTACTGTACCAACACTTGTTGTTGCCACCAAGTAGTTTGGCGTGAGTTCTACGTCAAAGAAGCTGGAACCCCCTACAGGTTGCCAACCCCACTGAATGTCCCTTGATCCACCCGATGGATACCCATCCACGTTTACACCCGATGTTACATATGTCGTGTCGGGCCGGGGCTGCATCACAGCCTGCGGGTCATCAACCGGATACATACCCAGTTGAAGTTGCGGCTGATCCGGATCCCAGCACTCATCACAAACCTTCAGTTGGTACAGCTTGGTCTTGATAACCTCAAATTTAAGCTGCTTCAGCTTGTACCGCTGACCACACCGGTCACACTCGGCAATTGAGTATTTACCTGACGCAAACCTGTTGCCCATTATGTGCCACCAGAGCCAATGAATGACTGACGGGGAACCAACCGCAAAGCGGCCTTTTCATGGTCTTCCCCAGCCGCCAGATTGAATTGCTCATCGTAGGTTGCCTTCAGCATATCCATCCGTCCCTGCAATTCAGGAACCTTCATGGCGATGTAGTAGGCCAGCCCTGCCACCACACATGGCAGGAAGCGGAAATTCATGTCAGCAGTCTCTACACCAGCCCCGGCATCCTGCACCCTACGCATGCGCCAGTACACAAACGTGTAGGTGGTGGTGTCATCAGGGGTGGGCCATACCGTGACGGCGGGAAGCTGGGGCACGAAGACGGCAGTGGCAGTTATGTGCGAGGCCGCAACGGTGTTTGCTTGCGCCCGGAAGCAGTTGCTCAAAACATTCCCGGCGATGTAGTTGTAATAAATTATTTCATTATCCAGCTTGATGTACCCTGCCGCTGCCAGCCCACGACAGAGTCTAGGGTGATTGAGGTGGCTGTGCTGGTAATTGCGCCGTTTAAACTTAATGCAGTTGACCCGGTCTGGCCTGAATTGCGCTGGATTAGAACCTGAATGGGTCTGGCCTGAGTCAGTTTATTGGGGATCGTGGCATAGGTACTAACGCTTATGCGAGTGATCGTCAGGTCAGCTTGATTGGTCGTTGAGTTCTGTCCCGTTCGAATAACGTGCTCCAGAAGATCAATCGTATCGTCCGGTAAAGGGTATGTGTTTAAACCGGCAGTAAGCTCAAAGGAGCCTTGCTCAATCGTCCACATGTTTAAACCACGATTCTGCCATTCGATGGTCATCAAATTCATGGAGCGGCGTGCCGTTCTAAGGTCATAACCAGACCTCATTTCCCGACCCGCACGCTCCCATGACTCCTCGGCTATCTCCGTGAAGTCCATGTCGAATACTGATGTTCCTGTGGTTGTCATCTAAACCCTGCCGTTTTCTTTGCTATACCCTTGGGTTGAGCCACAAACTGTTTACCTGCCGCTTTACCTTGCCGCTTGGCCTTGGTGGTTGCTGCGTATTCTGCTGGAGACAAAGCCTTGATTGCCTTCTCAGGCAAGTACCGCTCCCCCGTCTTTGACGAAGGCTTCCCCGACTTGGTGCGCCATTTCTGGTCACCCCAGTTTTTCAGGGAAGTCTGCGGCGCTTTCAATCCTTGTATCCCCCGCCAGCAGCCTTGTACTTCTTGGCTACCAATTGCGCCTTCCGGGCAGACCATTGACCTGCGCCAGTTCCTTGAGTTGCCGCCGCTTTTACCTTGGACACGATCTTCTTGCGAAGGCCGGGCTTGGTGTAATTGCCTGCGGCATTAACCGTTCCACCGTCTTTATATTGAGTAAAGTCGGTATCGTCCCGGCGCTTCTTGCGCTTCGGCCCAGGCATTTTGGAGGGGTTGATGTCCCCCATTCCACGGCTGGACAACATCAGCACATCTTCCCACGGGTCTTACCCCGTTGAGCAATGCCATCGGCACGGCTGGATGCAGTACCACCAGAGGCCATCTTCTTGCCCATAGGATTGCGATACATCAGAGCCGCACCACCTTTGGTTTCTGCGCTGGTGAATCCTGCCTTACGGGCTTTTTCAGAGAAAGAAGGTTTCTTCTTGGTCTTAGTTTTGGTCTTGGTCATCTCTTCGCTGTACAACTCACCCGTCTCAGGGTTGCGTTTAAACTTTGATTTAGCGCCGGTTTCGTCTTCAACATCCATTCCCATGTCGCCACGGGGTTCGGCTATTTCGCCCATGTCGGTAGGTGCGGGACGCTCATCTTCAGCACCGCCCACCAAGCTTCCATCTTCACCAGCGTAACGCTTCATTTTGTTCATCTCAAACTCCTTAACAGGCCATGCCGCCTTTTTTCAACATCTTCCCTTTGGTCTTGCCACGTTGAGCAATACCATCGGCCCTTGAGGATGCAGAGCCACCATTTGCCATCTTCTTGGTAGCGCCACGTTTCATTGCAGGCTCAGACTTCTCGCCCTTGGCATACTGCATGGGGGTGATCTTGCCAGACTTAATGGCTTTGGCTTCGGCAAGTTCTTCCTTCATGGATTCCTTACCTTTAAACATGCCGCCCTTTTTCATCCCAGGCATCGCAGGAGCGGCCATAGGAGGACGAGCGCCCATTGGAGGGCGAGGGGCGGGACGGCCACCCATTGTTCGGCCTTTGAGTTTCTCGGCCATCATTGCAAGCATTTTTGGATCCATTGGCATAGCACCACCTCTATTGAATTTTTTGCCTTTATCGGCATTGCTGAAATCTTGTCCCACGGATTGCGGGACACCGGCCTTCTTCGCAAAAGCCGGGTTATGAGCCACAGCTTCCATGAACTTGTGTTGTTTCTTTGACGAGGATGGCATTAGATATACCTCCCCCGTGTTTTGCCCCTTTGGGCAATCCCATCACCCCGTTTAGACGCAGATGATTGAGTTGACATTGTCGTGCGTTTTGCAGGCTTCCGGGCCTTTACCCGTCCACCTTTTTTGAAGTCCGTGGAACCGATGCTGTCCATGTCGTAATTTGCCATGTCTGCGTTCTCGGGCATATCCGACACTGCGCTTTCGTTGTATTCAAACCCAGGCATCTTTGAGGCTTCGTCAAAGTACCCCTGCTCACCAGACATTGATCCAAAATCCACCGGGGCTTGCTCTTTGGGTCGGATCAGATCACTGATCCCTCCGGGTAAAGCATTGGCGGCTTTATTTTCATAAGCCTCACGGACACCACGTTGTGCATTTGCGTTCATGGCGGTTTGCCTATCCATGGCTGCGTTTAAATCTGGGTCTACCGCTTGGTTTGCCGCTCTGCCGCCAGCTTTGATGGCCGAACCCACGGGGTCAGTGACAGCGTCCATTACCCTCCGTGCATTCTCTCTGGAGTCCTCTGGTAGCTGGTCAATGACCTTGTTTCGTATATATCGACCAGGGTTCAGGACTGCATCCGCACCGGGAATTTTCTCAGCGGCTTTCTGCGCCAAATATCCTTTGGCGGCGGTCATGGCAAGCGGTATAAGTGGCAATGCCATCACTCACCCTTTTTGACGAATAAGTTCGTCAATCTTTGCTTCAAGGCGGTTAAACCGCTGGTCAATGTGGTCAGTAATTCTTTGCACTTCTGCTTGAGTAACGTAATCACGGGCAACTTCCTCCCTTGTCTTGTTTATCAGAATGCTCAAACGAGAAATTTCTTCAAACTTCTCCCGCATCACAAAAACCAACAGCCCTATGAACAGGGTTAAAACTGTTGACCAGATTGATTGAATGTCCATCTCAGCATGCCCACGCCCGAAGGGCTTTGTTAATCCGTGAGTTTGGATCTCTTGCAGTCTTCTCTGAAGTCAATTTTTCCTTCATCCCACTCATCCTTGCACAGAAAGAGTCTCGCCTGCTGCCGCCCTCTGGTTGCGGAGGCTTCAGGTTCATGCCCTGTTTTTTCGCAGAGGCCCGACCCTTGGCGTTTAAACCGCCCTTGGGGTTCTTGCCTTCTTTGCGTGTCCATGCGGGGCTACCCATTTGCCACTTTCAAGTGCAACCGTGCATGCTCCTTGAGCAGTGGCTGTAGAGCGTCTTGCTCAAAGTTGCGGGTGAATTCTTGCGTGCCAATGTGTGGCAGGCTGATCATTGGGTCAAGATGGATCTTGTATCCGTGCTCCCTTGCCCTACGGCAAAACAGGTAGTCTTCGCCAATGTACTCGCCATTGACAATGGCAAAGTCAAACACAGCGTATTCATCTGCGCCGTCCCCATCGCCTTTGTATTTCCACTCAGGGTGGGCTGCAATCAGGGACTCAATGACATGGCGGCGAATGAGCATGAAGCCCGTTGCCACGCTCTCAACCCGCATCAGGCCGTTCTCATCAAACTCCAACTGGTTGTGTTCATCCAGGTAGAAGTCCAAGAAGAACTTGGCATCTGCCGCCCTGCGGGGATACGTCCCGGCCACAATGTCCCGGTCTGTGGATAAAGCCAGAAGGCGGGTCACCGCCTCGACATTGATGACCACATCAGCATCCACAAACAGCATGTCTGTGCAGTCTGAAGCCATGAAATTGGACACCAGCTTGTTCCGTGCTTTAGTGATGATTGAGCATCCAGACAGGTGAACCAGATGAATCTGGACACCCATCTTGTCCAACTTGGGGACGAGTTGCGCTATGGCAAAGCAGGTCTTGATGTTGACCTTGCCATCGTAGCAGGGGATCGCAATCATAAGCTTGCGCCCCACCAAGTTGAAGCTTTTATCAGCCATAGTACACGTTAGCAGAAAGTAAGTTGCTCATGTTCAAGTAGATACCGTTTTTAACCAGTATCCCCTCTCCTGGGATCAACGCAAAATTGCCAAACAAGTCAGATGCGCCAGTGTCGTAGCTGGCAATCCACAGTGATGCGTATGTGGCCGCCGTTCCACCCGCAATAGTCCCAGAGTTTATGTCTGTGACTGTAAACGTGTCTGCGCCCGTGCGTGTGATGGAGTAGTTGCCGTTAGTGCCTGATGACCCGCTTGCTGTTGCAAACGCAAGCCCAACCACATCTCCAGTAACCAAACCGTGGGCTACCTTTGTAACGGTGATAACAGCCGCAGTCCTTGCGTATGTAGCCGATACAGGTGCTGTGGTTGTGTCAAAGATGTCCAGCGTTCCAGCCGTGGCTGTGCCAACCATAGAAACAGCTTTGAGGCGGTTTCGCCCCAGAACAACAAAACCCGAGTTGTTGAGGTGTCCTGCTTTAACGTCAGTTTGCATACCCATAATTAATCTCCTGTGAAGCGGGGGCCGAAGCCCCCTAGATCAATTAAGCGGATGCTGGAAACTGCGAACCGTTAGAGTCGGCAACCGTGTAAACGATGGTGTACTGCACAGTACCTGCGGTCACTGCGGCAACAGTAGGGGTCATTGTGGCAATCACTTTAACGTCCGTTGCGCCAATACCAATCCCGTTGGGGGATGCAGTAGAAGCTGCACCACACCATGCGCCCAATTTAGCGGCTGCGTTACTGATAGCCGCACGGCCAGCAGTAGTCACATCTGTAGCGGCCCAGTACAAAGCGGCGGTAGTGCCATCCCCAATGCTGACGTTGGCGGCAGTGGAGCCGGTGAACGCAACAGTGGTGTCGATGTTAATTTCAAGGATTTGTGCGCCAGCAGGCAGGACACAGATGGTGTCGGTGGTAGCTGAAGCAGCCTGACCAGCGTAGTTCTTTTTGAAGGTTTGAGAACAAACGGTTGCGCCGCAGTTTTCAATCGTTCCGACAGTCGTGCCGGTGGTGTTGCGGACAGTGCCCAACAACCAGGGGCCAAGGTGAGTTGCGAATCCCATAAGAATATCTCCATGCGTTAAGGTGTATCAATCTTGCATGACAGTCTGCCGGGACAGTTTGATACACCGGGTTTCCCGGAATGCCTCATTTATACCATGTAGTTTAAACGGACACAAGAAAAAAGGGGGCTTGTGGCCCCCTTTTTTACTTACCTATCAGGACGATCCGGGTGAACCGAAAATTCCCAAAGGATCCGAAACGCCGAAGCTGTAACGCTCACGGGCCTTGTAACGCACGTTGCCGGTATCAAAGTCACCGTCCATGGAGTTGGACAGCGGGGTACGGACAAAATGCTTCAGGCCGTTAGGCACATCAGACAACAAGAACCAAGCGTTGGTGTCGGTCAGATAATGGTTA